CAACAACTTGATGGCGGAAAAAACAAGTATTCTGATTTTGGCGAGACTTATTTTGGCAGGTAGATAAACCCAAGTGGTTTTATCTTTATTATTATAATGCCATTTTGATTTAGGCATTCGAATATCATTAGAATCAAGATAGTCTCTTAATAATTTCAATGCTAATAAATGTTCATCAGAGTCAGGATTTTTTTCATCAAATGAATTAACATAATCTTGATGTAATTTCCTATAAATAAATCTATTCATTATGTCTCCTTCTTTTTATGATTCAATTCTTCTCTTTTAATCGCATGTTTATGTGTAATATCCACATGCTTAATAGCAA